CTTGCGCGCGGGCAAGATTGAATTCCGCCGGCTGCTGGAACAAGTGCAATATACCATGCTGGTCCCCATGCTGATTAGCCGCGTGGCGCGGCGCTTCCATGCGCAGGGCGCGTTGTTGGGCCTGTTCCCATCCGATTATCTGGCGCCTTTCCATGTGCCGCCAGCGCCGGAAATGGTGGACCCAAGCAAGGATACCGCCGCGCTGATCGCGCAGGTGCGCGCTGGCTTCATCAGCCAAGATGAAGCTGTTGGCATGTTCGGTTCGAACTTCGATGAAGTCATGGCGAAGATCGCCAAGGCGAACAAGAAAGCCAAGGAACTTGGCGTCATTCTGGATACTGACCCGCGCTATGTCGCCAAATCCGGTGGCGCGCAGGATGCGAAGCAAAACGCGGCGGTGCAGCTTGCGGCAAATGACGCCGCGGAAGCCTGAAGGAAAATGGAATGACTGAAATGCAAACTGCGGAAGTGCCGCGGCTTGAAGCGCGCTTTGCGCCCAGCACGTTCAATGCGGGTACCCGCACGGTGGAGCTGGTGTGGAGTACGGGCGCCCGCGTGCGCCGTACCGATTGGCGCAGTGGCCAGCCTTTCATTGAAGAACTGGCCATGACTGAAGAAGCGGTGGACCTGGCCCGGCTGAATGGTGGCGCACCGCTGCTGAATACACATGGCCAGTATGATTTGCGTGATGTGATTGGCGTGGTTGAACGCGCATGGATCATGAATGGCGAAGGCCGCGCCCAGGTGCGCTTTTCTGCGCGCGATGAAGTCCAGCCCATCTTGAATGATGTGCGCGATGGCATCCTGCGCAATGTCTCTGTTGGCTACCAGGTCGCTTCTGAAGACTGGCAGGAATCGCGTGGGCCGGATGGTGTGCTGGTCCGCACCGCCAAGAAGTGGACCCCGTTCGAGATTTCGCTTGTCCCTATCCCGGCCGATGCCAGCGCGCAGGTGCGTGCGGCCGGTGCCGCTTCCACGGCAGAAGGCAACAACGCGCCTAGGCGCGAAGGAGAGAGCATGGCCGATACTACGGTCCCCGCCGCCGAGCAGGCGCGCGACAATAATGTGGCATCTGCCGCCCAGGCGGTTGATGTGAGTGCGGTGCGCACGCAGGAACGCGCGCGCATTGAAAGCCTGGAAGAACCCGCCCGTCTGGCGCGTTCCCAAGGGCTGGATGAAACGCAGGTCAACGCACTGAAGGCGCGCGCCATCAACGGTGACCATGACGCGGCCTGGCTGCGTGCCGAATTGTTCGGCGCCATTGTGGCAGCCGATGAAGCCCGCCCGGCCCTGAAGCCTGGTGCGGTGAGCCAATTCGGCCGTTCTTATGAAGACCCGGCCAATATTGTTGACGCCATGGCGACTGCCATTGCTGCCCGCCACATGCCGGCGGTTGCCAGCAAGGCGGGTGAAGGCCAGTGGCGCAACTTTGTGGGCCTTCGCCCTTCCGATATGCTGATTGAATTGGCGCAGGCGCGCGGTGAACGGGTTTCTTCCCGTGACCGTGAAAAACTGATTGCCCGCGCTTTCCACACTTCGTCTGACTTCCCGCTGCTGCTGGCCAATGCTGGCAACAAAATGCTGGAAGCGGGCTATGCGCTGGCGTCCCCTTCTTATCGGACGTTCTTTGCCCGCCGCCGCTTCAATGACTTCAAGGCGCATTCCTTCCTGACGGCGGGTGATTTCCCGTCCCTGCAGGCTTTGGGTGAAGGTGGCGAAATCAAGCGCGGCACTGTCAGCGAAAAGCGCGAACAGATTACGCCGGCCACTTATGCGCGTGGCGTGGCGGTTACGCGCCAGATGCTGGTCAATGACGATCTTGGCGCCTTTACTGACTTCGGCACCATGATCGGCCGCCGCATTGCGGATTGGGAAAACGCCACGGCTTATGGCGTGGTGAATACCGCTTCCGGCGACGGCCCGACGCTGGCTGAAGGCAGCGCGGCGGTGTTTGCCGCCGGCGGCACGCGCAACAATAAAGCGGGCACCGCCAGCGCGGTCACGGCTTTGGCGCTCGGCCTTGGCTTCAACGCCATCAAGGCGCAGTCCAGCTTGGACGGCCTGAAGCTGAACATCCAGCCGCGCTATTTGGTGTGTTCGGTCATTCAGGAATTTGTGGCGGCGCAGTTCGCGTCTTCCACAGTGGTTCCTTCTGGCCCCACCAATGTGAACCCCTTCGCGGGCCGCTTTGAAGTGATTTCGGATGCCAATATCCCGAACAGCCGCTGGTATCTGTTTGCCGATCCTGCCGCCGCGCCGGTCTATGTGTACGGCTATGTGGGCGACAATGAAGTACCGCAGGTGCGCGTGGGCCAGCCGATGGGTGTGGATGGCACGGTGGTTGAAGTGGTGCATGACTTCGCGGTTGGCGCCATGGATTTCCGCGGCGGCTTCTTCAACGCGGGCGCTGCGCCGGCATAATCTTGATGGCCCTGGGCGCATGGGGCGCCCAAGGCTTCCCCATTTTCCTGTGAAGGAGCAATCCAGATGAAGAATTTTGTTCAGGCGGGCGATGGCATTGACATCACCGCTCCTGCCATCCTTGCCGCCGGCCAGGGCCTGCTGTTGGGTGATATGTTTGGTGTGGTGGCAGCCGATGCGGCTTCCGGCGCGCCTGCGGTGCTTTATACCGAAGGCGTGTTCACGCTGCGCAAGGCCACTGGCACCATCAATGCTGGCGTCCGCGTATTCTGGGATGACACGGCAAAGCGCGTCACCACTACCGCCACCAGCAACCGCTGCATCGGCTGGCATGTTGGCCTTGCTGCCAATGCGGGCGGCGACAATACTGACATTTTGGTGAAGCTCGGTCAGCCGAACGCGGTCGCGGCTTAATCATGAACGCCTTCGCTACCGCCATGGCCGCGCTTGTCGCGGATGCAAACATGGCGGAAGCGGTGACGTATTATGCGGGTGGCAGCGGGCCAGGTGTTGCCCTGCGCGCCATCCGCACCGCGCCAGACGCGACGGAACAAGCCTTCGGCACCGGCATTGTGCAGGCGACTGACGTGCTTTCCGTTGCCGTGGCTGACCTGCCTGATGTGGCCATCGGTGATGTCTTCATCCTGGCGGATGAGGTGGAATTGACTGTGGTTTCCCAGCCCATGCGCGATGTCACGCAAACCGCCTGGCAGGTGATGTGCCGCCGATGAAGTTTGTGGCGCAGGTCACTGGCAACATCGCGGAATACATGAAGCTGGAAGCGGAAGGCGGCGCGCGCGCTGCTTCCCGTGTGATGGGTGAAGAAACGCGTAGGCTGCAGCTTGATTTGCGCGGACAGGTCAATGCCGCTTTCGGTGCCAAGGGGCGCAGCCTTGGCAATGCCTGGCGCGCCCGAACCTTCCCGCGCAGGCCAAGCCTGGGCGCGGCGGGGTTGGTTTGGTCCAAGGTGCCGGCCATTGTGGATGCCTTCGATAAAGGCGCCATGATCCGGCCCAAGGGTGGGAAGAAGTTTCTGGCAATCCCCACTGGCTTCAATGCGGATCGCGGGCGCCGTGGCCGGGGCAATGGCGGCATGCGCGTGACGCCCGCGCAGATGGTGGCCAGCAAGCAGGCCTTCATGCGGCCTTTCAAATCCGGCAAGGGCTTTGTCTGGTGCCTGCCTTTGAAGCGTGGCGAAAATACCGGCAAGCAGCGCCGCACGCGGCTGATGGCGGGCGGTGTGGCTGAAGTCGGCACAGGCAATCGCAAGGGCCGTGAAGCCTGGGCGCGCGGCCTGCTGGCGCAAGGCATGGTCCCCATGTTCCTGCTTCTGCCCGCTGTGAAACTGCCCAAGCGCCTGGACATTCGCAAGCCCGCCGAACAAGCCGCCGCGCGCATCCCGGGCCGCGTTGTCGCGGAATGGGATAAGGAGGTCCGCGCAAATGTCCGCACGTGAAACGGCCATCGCCGCGCTGGTGGCGCAGATTACCGCATCCGCCGCCGCCCGGCCCGCGCCTAAGCCCGTGGTGCTGCGCAATGAACCCTACCCGCAAAACCTGCCCGCCGGCGGCCTGGTGGTAGTGCGGGATGGGGAAGTGGTGACTTCTGAAGCCATCATGTCACCGCTGCGCTACCACATCGAACATGCCGCCGAAGTGGAAGTGGTGGTCGCCGGCAATACCGCCGCCGCCCGCGCCGCTGCGATTGATGCGCTGCTGGTCGCTTTGTCCGCTGGCGTGTCCGCCAATCGCACGCTTGGCGGCGCGGTGGAATTTGCTGAAGTCGGCACCGCCGATCTGGAAGACATTGAATTTGAAGGCGCCGCCGCGCTGCGTGCCGCGCGCTTTTCCGTAACCCTGCAATTCACCGCGGCCGAAACGCCGCTTTCCTGACCGGAAGGATACTGCTATGCCGCGTGCCATTGGCGCCAATGGGCGCATTCACATGATCAAAGAAGCCACCTATGGCACCGCGCCAGGTGGTAACTGGCTGCGCATGCCGTTCATGTCGATTGACCTGGGCGCGGAACAGCCCCTGATCCAGTCTGACGTTCTGGCGGTAGGCAATAACCGCGATTCCGCCGCGCCGTTTCAGGATACCGTGACGGTGCAGGGCAATGCCGTGGTGCCGATTGACGTGATTAATATCGGCCACTGGCTGCGCATGCTGTTCGGCGCGCCGACCACCACAGGCAGCAACCCGAACTTCATCCACACTTTTGCTTCCGGCGCGGCCAGCTTGCCATCCCAGGCCATTGAAATTGCGCATCCTGATGTGCCTTCCTTCGAAGTCGCAGTGGGTGCCCGCGCGGGCAGCCTTGATATTGATTTCAGCCCTACCGGCCCGGCCCAGGCCACGATTGGCCTGATGGCGCAGGGCAGCAGCCGCGCGGGCACAACCGCCGCCGGCACGCCGACCAGCGCGGCCTATACGCGCTTCAGCAAACACCAGGGCAGCATTAGCCGGGGTGGTTCGGCGCTGGCACAAGTGACTGGCGCGCGGCTGAATTTCAACAACAACATGGAAATGGTCCGCACCATTCGCGCGGATCGCAAGCTGGAAGGTATTGATCCCGGCGTTTCGCTGGTGACCGGCCAGGTCACCACGCGCTTCGAAAACACCACGCTGCTGACGCAGGCGGATAATGGTTCCAGCGCGGAATTCGCCTTTGCCTATACGATTGACGCGAACACCAGCCTGACCTTCACCGTGCATGAAGTGTATCTGGCGCTGGCCAAGACGCCGATCGCCGGCCCCGCCGGTGTGGAAGCCACGTTTGACTTTCGCGCAGCCTTTAACGCCACGGCCACCCGCGCGATGACGGTGGTGCTGCGCAACAACCAGGCCGGCACTGTCTATGCTTAAACTGGACCTGCCGGTCGAACCCTTCTGGGCTGATCTGCCGCATGGCGTGCGCGTGCGGATCAAGCCCGTCACCACGGCCATTGTCTCCGCCGCGCAGCACCGCGCCGCGCGCTTGGGGCGTGAAGCGGCAGAAGCCGCCAGCTGTGAATTGGACCCCGACATCAGCCGGGGCCTGGCCTTCGTGCTGATGGCGAAGGCCTTGGCGCGCTTTGCCATTGAAGCCTGGGAAGGTGTGGTGGGGCCGGATGATGCGCCGCTGCCCCTGACCGGCGATGCGGCGGAACGGCTGATGGATATTGAAGCCATGGCTAGCGCCTTTTGGGATGCGGCGCTGCGCCCCATCCAGGTAGTGAGTGCTGAGGGAAACGGCTAAGGGCCCGCGCTGAATGGCACTTCGGCGCCGGTCCTGCATATTGTAAAGGCTGCGCCGCACTCGAAAAAAGCTGCGGCGACAAGTGCCCCTATGAAGCGAATTCGCCAGAATCGGCGGAAGGCTTCACCGCCTGGCATGCCGCCATGGGCTGCGTCCAGGCTGATATGAGCGGGCTTTCTTTGGATATTTCTGCCGCCTTGGCGCTGATGCGTGAAGGTGGTGTTTCAGGTTGGCCGGCAGCGCAGATGCTGGTCGCGATCCGCACCGGCATGGCGCAGGCCAGTAATGAGAAGGAGGCAACCGATGGCGCAAGCACAGCATAGGGTTGCGATCCGCCTTGGTATGGATGGCGCGCTGGAAGTCAAGCAGGGCCTGCGTGATGTGGGCGAAGCTGGCAGCCGCGAAATGGGCAAGCTTGCCCAAGGCGCGCAGGTGGCGCAGCGGGCGTTTTCCTTGCTTGGGCCGGTGCTGGCGGGGATTTCCGTGGGCGCGCTAACTGCCGTCACCAAGAACGCCATTGATACGGTTGGTGGTCTGGGGGAATTGGCGGACCAGCTTGGCGTTTCCACGGATGCGCTGCAGGCGTTAAGCCTTGCTTCCACCCAAGCTGGCATCAGCGGTGAAGAATTGCAGCGCGGCCTGGCTGCGCTCACGCGCAAGATAGCCGATGCGGCGGCGGGTGAACAGACGGCGGAACAAGCCTTCGCGCGGTTGGGGATTGCTTTCCGCAATACTGAAGGCCAAGCGCGCCCGACTGAATCTGTGCTGGTGGATATTGCGGAGCGGCTGCGTGAATTCGAAAATCCCGCCGAGCGTGCGGCGGTGGTCACTTCCATGTTCGGGGACCGTATTGGTCAAAAGCTGATCCCATTGCTGTCGCAAGGCCGCGAAGGCTTGGTGGCCATGACCGCTGAGGCGATCCGCTTTGGCACCATCGCCAGCCCGGAACTCATCGCCAAGGCCGATGAGGCTGCGGATAAGGTGGCCGCGCTGAGCGCCAGCTTTTCCGCTTTTGCGAATAACATGGTTGCCAATGTGGCGCCGGCCATCGTTTCGGTGATTGATGGGTTGAACCGCCTGATTTTTGGGTTGAGTACGGCTGAGCGGCGCGCGCAGTTAGATTTGCAGATCAGCGCGGCGCAAAGCCGTATTGAGCAACTGCAGCAAGGTGGCACGGGCATTTCGCCTGGCCGCCGCGGTTCCATCCGTTCGGGGCTGGTGGGCACGGCGCAGGGCCAAACCGGCGAAACACCGGAAAGCCTGCTGGCTCAGGAGCGGATGCGCCTTGATGAATTGCAGCGTGAAATGGCTGCGCTCAATCAGCGTGAACAGGAACTGCGCCAGCAGGCGGAGCGCATCTTGAACCCTGCCGGCGGCACCGCAGGCGCCTTGCCTGCCACCACAGTCACCGCCCCGCGCGGCGGC